AAATAATAATTTAATAAATAATAATCCTATAATTGATAATAAATTAATAAATAACAATTCAATAAATAATAATAATTCTACAAATAATAATTTAATAAATAATAATTTAATAAATAATAATCCTATAATTGATAATAAATTAATAAATAATAATCAAATAAATAATTCTACAAAATATAATATTCCCAAAATTAATAATAATTCAAGTATTGATAAAAAAAATAAAGATAATATTAAGAAGGAAATGATTAATAGTCTAAATGATGAAAGTCCAAAAATGGAAATAAATAAAGATGATATTTTTATAGATATTCCATTTAAAAATTCGAAAGAAGAAGTTTCTGCCGATTTAGTTAATATTCAATTAGATGATAAAAATATTATTGATAATTATGATAATAAAGCTAAAAAAATTCTTGAATTAATAAAGGAAAATAAAAAGAAAATTACAAATAATTTATATATAATTTCTTGTAAATATGATAATATATATTATAGATATAATTCAATATCATTATCATTATTAATTATATCAACTATAATAACATTTATTGAAGCAATAAGATTAACAATTATAAATTATGATACACAATTTAAAGGGTCAGAAATTAGTAAATATATTTCACAAGATACAATATCATTAATAATTAATTGTGTATCATTATCATTAAGTACAATATTAACTATATTAAGTTCAATAGCAAGATTTAAAAATTATAAGGAGAATATGGATAAATTAAAAGTAGTACATGACACATTATTTAATTATAAGAATTTATATGATAAAGAGAAAGATTTAATTCATTATTATATGATTAATAATGAATTAAATCCTGAAATATTTAAAAAAATTCAAGATACAATTGAAGATTATAATAAAGAAATTAAAAATATAAATATTTTTGAAAATATTAGAAATACAGATATCATTAAATTTAATAATATTAAAGTTAATCATGATTTAAGACTTCATCAATTAGCATCAAAAAGAGAAATAGAATTATTAAAAATTACTAATTCTACAAATAAAAAGAAGGAAAATCTTAATAATAATACTATTACTTGCTGTGGATTTAATTAGAATAAGCGAGACCACCCATACCTGAAAGAATACGAAGAACATTATAATTAGTAGTATAAATATAAATATTGCCAGCAACAGCAGATGAAATAGATAATATAGCAGTATCTATACGAGACATATTAAGAGTTCCTGATGGTTGTTGTTCTTCCGGTTTAATAGCAAAAGAATAAACATTGATACCTTTATGGAAGACGTCAGGGGTATTTTCGTGATGTTGATAAGGTTGAACGAGAGAGAAATAAGTTCCATCACGTTCAGCAAAACGATCATTACCATTTAATTGTATTTTAGCGGTAGATGTAGGATTATTACCAATATAAGTTTCATTATCACCATCACGATCACTGAAATTAGTCCAATATAAATTTTTATCAGTATTACCAGTAGCACGATTTGGTTTAATATACCATACTAATTCTTTACAAGGATGATTGAAATTCATACGAATTGATTTCATGGTATTAGCACCAGCAGAAATAGTATCGCTACCTGTGAATTGAAGTTGTTCTATAAGATATTCATGAGTTAATTGGGCGAAACGACGGCGTTCATCAGTATCAAGGAAAATATAATCAACCCATAGAGAAACATCACTTAATGAAATTTTAGAACTATCACCTAGAATTTCAGAATTGTCAAGACTGGAACCAGTAATAACATCACCAGATTTATTAATCATATCAAAAGCACGATTAGAGAAATTTTTAGAAGTATCAACTAAATTCGCTCGTTCTTCAAATTCAATATTAATTTTAACTTCATGATATTGAAGGGCGATTAAAGGAAGAGCAAGACCAACATTGCGACAGAACCAGAATTCAATAGGTACATTTACATAATAAGATTGTTTAGCACCAAGATATATAGAATGATTATATCTATCACCACCAACCATTAGATAATATCCATCACGTTTTCCAGCAGGGAGAGAGAGTTCATTCCATATATATAACCATTCGGCATAATGCTTGTCTATACGTTGTCCACCAATTTCAAGTTCAATTGTTTTTAAGAGTTTTAATCCAAAATAAGGAACTAAGGCAACACCATTATTAGGACTGGCGGCAACAGTTGCTGGTGAAGCATTTGTAAATTCGTCATTATCATTTGTGAATTTTGCTCGTAGATAAACACGATTAATTAAATCACCATTGCGAGTTATTTGACAAGTAACACGAGAACCAAATGTAGGATTTCCATTAAAAGTTTGTTCTATTGCTTCAATAGCAAAATTACTATGGCGTTTATAAGTTACTTTGAAGAAAGTAATTTGTGGATTACCAGTTAAATAAACATCTTGAGCTCCATAAGCGACAAGTTGAAGAAGACCACCACCCATTTATGCTATATTCTTTATACTATAATAGGAGAAAAAAAGAATAATTAAATTAATTAGAATAGGCGAGACCACCCATACCTGAAAGAATACGAAGAACATTATAATTAGTAGCATATGTGAAAAGAGTTGCTTTGCTACTATTATATGTTTTGGCACCAAAAGTACCATTATAAACTCCTAATTGGAGAATTGCGGTATCAATACGAGACATATTAAGAGTTCCTGATGGTTGATGTTCTTCTGGTTTTAGAGCAAATGAATAAACGTTAATACCAGCATTTGTTGGTATATTTTCATGATGTTGATATGGTTGAACGACATTAAAATACATACCATCACGAGTAGCAAAACGATCATTTCCATTTAATAATAATTTAGCGGATGTAATAGGATTAGAAGGATATAATAATTCAATATTATTACCAGTTAAACCATTATAACTTAATTTATTTTTAAAAGCAGATACAGATGTATCAGCATCAACAACACTATTATTTATAGTAGTATAATTAAACCAGTTATTAACATTATTATCACTGTATGATAAGAACCATATTAATTCTTTACAAGGATGATTAAAATTAAGTTTAACTTTGGGATTAACAGAAGATACAGTTTCTTCACCTGTGAATTGAAGTTGTTCTATAAGATATTCATGAGTTAATTGGGCGAATTTACGGCGTTCATCAGTATCTAAAAAGATATAATCAACCCATAATGAAGCAGTAAAAGATGGTTTTCGATCAGCATTGCCATTATTTACAGATTTACATTTAGTTTCTGATTCAAAATTAATATTAATCTTAACTTCATGATATTGAAGAGCGATTAATGGAAGAGCGAGACCGATGTTGCGACAGAACCAGAATTCAAGTGGAACATATAGAGTAGAATTAATCGTATTTCCAACAGTACCACCATAAGCACCAACCATATTATTCCATCCATCACGTTTGCTAACAGGAAGAGTTAATTCATTCCATATGTAAAGCCAATGAGCATAATGACGATCTATGCGTTGTCCACCAATTTCTAATTCAACATAATTAAGAATACGTAATCCAAAATATTTACAATAATTTTCAGTTCCAGTTAATTTTAATTGTAGATAAACACGATTAATTAAATCACCATTGCGAGAAATTTGACAAGTAACACGAGAACCAAAATCAGGAGTTCCATTAAAAGTTTGTTCTATTGCCTCTATTGAGAAATTAGTATGACGTTTATAAACAGACTTGAAGAAAGTAATTTGTGGATTACCAGTTAAATAAACATCTTGAGCTCCATAAGCGACAAGTTGAAGAAGACCACCACCCATTTATGCTATATTCTTTATACTATAATAGGAGAAAAAAAAGAATAATTAATTTAATTGGAATATGCGAGACCACCCATACCTGAAAGAATACGAAGAACATTATAATTAACGGCGTAAATATGTATTGAACCATTAGCAGCTGAACCATTTACAACTGATAAAACAGCTGTATCAATACGAGACATATTGAGAGTTCCTGATGGTTGATGATCTTCTGGTTTTAGAGCAAATGAATAAACATTTATGCCACAATTAGCAGGAATATTGGTATGATGTTGATAAGGTTGAACATAATTGAAATATGAACCATCACGTTCAGCAAAACGGTCATTTCCATTTAATTGAAGAAGACATTTAGAGAATGGATTAACAGCATCTTTATTAAATCCGGGTTCAACATTATAAACAATTTTATTTACAAATGAAGTAGCATTGGTATTATCGACAGCACCACTATATTCATGGATTGATTTATTGAATGCTTGAACGCTTCCACCACCTAATACATAAGTAGCATCACTGAATGTATTATTAGATTTCATTGTATAATTATACCATTTATTCACATTTGCTGATGTTGAAAATTTGCCAACCCATACTAATTCTTTACAAGGATGATTAAAATTAAGTTTAACACGAGTTGGAGTATTAGCGGTAATTGCTTCTCCCCCTGTAAATTGAAGTTGTTCTATTAAATATTCATGAGTTAATTGAGCGAATTTACGACGTTCATCGGTATCTAAAAAGATATAATCAACCCATAAATTTACATTATTAAGAACTGCCGGAGTAGATACCGGAACAGTATTAGAAGATACAGTATCTATTTTATACATACAATTATTAACATTTTCGAATTCAATCTTAATTTTAACTTCGTGATATTGAAGAGCGATTAATGGAAGAGCAAGACCAATATTGCGACAGAACCAGAATTCAAGAGGGATATATAAAGTAGAACCAGCTTTTGTTACATCACTATCAGCACCAACCATAAATTCCCAAGCAGAACGTTTGCCAATAGGAAGAGAAAGTTCATTCCATATATATAACCAATCGGCATAATGTTTATCGATTTGTTGCCCACCGATTTCAATTGAAACAGATTTTAATAAACGGAGACCAATATAATTGACATAATAATCATCAGTTCCAACTGGTGCTGGTAATTGAACTTGAAGATAAGCACGATGTATTAAATCACCGTTGCGAGAGATTTGACAATAAATAGTATTACCGAAACCAACGGCACCGGAAAAAGTTTGTTGAATTGCTTCCATGGCAAAATTAGTATGACGTTTATATACAACTTTGAAGAAAGTAATTTGTGGATTACCAGTTAAATAAACATCTTGAGCTCCATAAGCGACAAGTTGAAGAAGACCACCACCCATTTATGCTATATTCTTTATACTATAATAGGAGAAAAAAAAGAATTTATTATTCAACTATATAAACATATTTATTAACACTTATTATTAGATAAATGTTTAAAGATAAAACATCAAAGAAGAGAATACATTATAATAAAGACCTATCTACATTAGATGCGATGCACAATAAAGTAATGAATGATTACTCTCTTAAAATAGAACAAGAGAAAATAAATTTAAAAAAGATAAAAGATTTAGAGGAAATTCTCAGTAATATTAATAAACAAATTATAAATTATAATAAATCTAATGAAATATGCGAATTTGATAATTATTATAATGATTTATGGACTAGTAATATTAAAATTAAAGAAGATATTATTAAATTAAAAGAAGATATTAATAAATTAAAAAATAATAATGAAATTGAATATTATGAAAATACCAGTTATATTTTATTTAATTATTATGATATGATTGAAAAACAATCTAATATAAAAACTTATAAATATAAAAATAAATCTATTATTGATTTATTTAATCCTTCTCCCTCTAATATTAAAGAAGATGATAAAATTATTGAAAAAAGTTCATTAGTTGATGAATATCTCACTATTACTAATAATAATCATATTAAAAAAATTGATGAATGTGAATGTAAGGATATTTGTAAAAATTGTTCTAATCCTTTAACCTGTATTCAACAAGATGCTATTATGATTTGCGAAATATGTGGATTTCAAGAACCTCTTTTAATAGAACAAAATAGACCTATTTTAAAACAAAGTACAAAAGATACATCTCATTTTAGTTATAAAAGAATAAATCATTTTAGAGAATGGTGTAATCAAGTTCAAGGAAAAGAAAGTACCGATATTCCTAATGAAGTTTTTGAAAAAATTTTAAATGAAATTAAAAAGGAAAAAATAAATGATACAAAGAATATTAGTTATAATAAAATGAGGGAAATATTAAAAAGATTAAGAATTAATAAATATTATGAACATATCAATTATATTATTAATAGAATTAATGGTATTCCTACACCGCAATTTTCACCCGAATTAGAAGATAAATTATGTAATATGTTTAGAGACATTCAAGCGCCCTTTTTAAAACATTGTCCAAAAGAACGAAAGAATTTCCTCTCTTATAGTTATGTTTTATACAAATTTTTTCAAATCTTAGAATTAAACGAATATCTTAAATTCTTTCAACTCCTTAAAAGTCGTGAAAAACTTTACGCACAAGACCAAATATGGAAAAAAATTTGCGAAGAACTTAATTATAAAGTTATCCCTTCTCTATAATCTATGCCGGAAATCCTACTAATCTAAATCCAGCACCAAGACCTATTCCTTGTCGTGCCCCTGATGATATTGATGGTGATATTAAATCAAATATTGAAAATACTGCGGCGGCAGTTAATGCTATTACTGCAACCTCGCTACCTGTTAATTTATTTTTCGGTAAAACATATGCTATTATAGCAACTGCTGTCGCTTCTATAAGATATTTTAATAATAATATAATTGCCGCCCATACATCAAAAGAATACATTGCTTCTGCCATATTTCTTATTAATTTATAAAAAGAAAATAAAATATATATAAGATTTTTATTATTATCTTTATTTAGATAAATGACAGAAGAAACACTTGTATCGACAAAAGAAGTAGATTTTCTTGATGAAGATAAACCTATTCGCAATCAAAATTATTGTCTCCTTTCCTTTTTAAGTCCAGAAGAAGTTCTTAAAAATAAAGAAACTTATTATTTTTCAAGATTTATGGATAATTTTACAAAAGATATGAGTATTCTTTTTGCTAATCTTATTAATAAATATCCAGATGATAAAGATATGTTAAATGGTATTCGTGATAATCATTCTTATCTTTTCAATTCCAATGAAATGAACGAACAATATAAATTCTTTAAATCCACTAAATCTTCTGAAATTGAAGCAGATTTCCATCGTGAAAATAATTTTACTACAAGTATTCGTGGTATTAAAGTAAGAGGTGTTTTCGATACTATGGATGAAGCTAAAAATAGATGCGAATTTCTTAAAAAAGTTGATAATAAATTTGATATCTATATTGGTCAAGTTGGTTGTTGGTGTCCGTTTTCACCAAATCCATCTGATCTAGATAATCAAGAATATAGCGAAACTCAATTAAATACTCTAATGAAAGAATATAAGAAAAATATGGAAAGTAGAGATGAAATCTTTGATAAACGTCGTATTGATAGTATTAATTCCTCTAAGAAAAATGATGATTTAGCTTCAAATCTTCAAGAAGTAGATGCTTGGTCTGCTCGTAAATTAGAAGAAGTTAAAGAAGAAGTTAAAGAAGATGTTAAAGAAGAAGTTAAGGAAGAAGTTAAGGAAGAAGTTAAGGAAGAAGTTAAGGAAGAAGTTAAGGAAGAAGTTAAAGAAGAAAAATCCTGATTAAATAATATCTTTAAATATTTTAAATGATGTTATTAGATTTATTTTTTTAATCATTTATTATCTATATATTTTAATAAATGAAGGCATTAGCAATCCTTTTATTATTTATTGGAATGGTTTTAGTTATTAAAGGTTATTATAGTAATAAATATAAAAAATTAGAAGAACCAAAAGTTATTATTAAATATATTCCAAGAAATGAATATGAAGAACAAATGTCTCCACAAGAAAAATTAGATGAATTTTATAAAGGATTATTTGAAAAAACACAACCAAATATTTATGATAGTAAAATAAATATAAATACTAATAATAAAGTATAATTAATGAATTTTGGATTATTATTAACTTCTACGATAAATGATAAGGATAATATTAATGCTAAAAAAAAATTTCTAATGAATTTAAATAAATATAGAGAAGATAAATTAAAAGAACAAGATGATATTTTAAATAAAATGAATTATTATAATAATCATTATCAAAAAAAAAGAGAAAATAATGACGAAATTTATTTAAATTATATTCAAACTTTTACTGAATTAAAAGAAAATTGGATAAAATCTAATAAAGAAAATGATTTAGAAAAATTAAAAAATCTTAATAAACCTATTTTATTAAATATTGATGATATATATACATATATGATTATTAAAAATAAAAATTTTAAAAATTAAAAAAATTCATCCTCATTCGCATTTTCAGCAAAACCAAAAAACCATGCTATTATACTCATTAATATAGCATAAATATATATTATATATCTAATAATTATATTTATATATGATAATATATTTCTAATTATTAATGGAATAAATTGTAAATATAATGTTAAAGATTTTATTAATTGTCCAAAATAACTAATTAAATATACAATACTATTTATAAATAATGATAAAAAATTTATCGAAAATCTTAATAATGATATTATAATACTAATAAATGGAGTAAATAATAAATTAAATAATAAACCAAATAATTCAAATAATATTTCTATTATTTGCCATAATGCCATTAAAAATTCAGTAAATACATTTGACATTTTAATTATCTATTATTATTAAATAAATGATTACAAAAGTTTTTAAATTTAATTTTATAGCATTTTTTATAGCATTTTTTATAGGTATTACCTATGTATATTTATCTGCTCCTAAACAAAAAATTATTATTAAATATCCCAATCCTTATAATACAAATAAAACCATTTATAAAAATGAAAGTGATTTATGTTATACTTATGAAGTAGAAGAAACAAAATGTAATGATAAAGCAATAGAACAACCTATTATTTAAATTATCTTTAAATAGTAAAATGGATTTTAAAAAAATAGCACATAGATTATTATATACAGATTTAGGACAAATATTTATAAGTTTCTTATTTGGAATATTATTATCTTTTATGTTTAAAAGAGTTTGTAAAGAAAATTGTGTCATTTATGTATCTCCAAATAATAATGAAATTGAAGGGAAATTATTTAAATTAGGTGAAAGTTGTTATAAATATAAACATAAAAATGTGGTTTGTGATGGTTCCCCTATTGAATATAATAAATCTGGTATAATTGCTGATAATAAAATCGTCGAACCAATGTTTTTCTCTAAATTATTCTCTTAATATTATTTTAATTTTTTTTATCATTAAATAATAAAAATAAATATAATTAATGGTAAATTCGTTTTTTATTAGGTTTTTAAAATGATTTATTATTTATAAAAAATGAATATGATGACATCCCTCGAAAATATTCCCCTTAAAACTTCATCCTCCTCTAATGATGATAGCGATGATCCATTGGTTAAAGATATATTAAATGAATTTAATCAAGAAATAAATAATCAACATCAACAACAACAACCTATTCAAAATCCTCAACCAATTAATGAAGAATATATCATTAATAATAATATTAATAAATCCCCTAAACAACAAATTCAACAATTCCCACCCAATTATAATAAAAATAATTCTACTTATTATAATGAAGATTTTTTAAGAAAATCAGCAATAATTATTATCATTATCGCTTTTATTTTTTCACCATTTATTTATAATTCATTTGTTGAAAAATTACCCCCTCAAATATCATCTATCTTAACAGATTACGATTTCTATTTTAAATTATTTTTAGTTTATATTATCATTTATATTCTAATGATTAAAAAACTCATTTAATTATAATTATGTACTATCTCATTTCTATCAAATCCTGAATAATGAACCATATCAGCATTCATACCCTGTATTCCATAAGCATCAGGAGCAATCTTTATCTCATTATAATAATTATTAACATCATATATATTCGTTTGTGCTTTCTCTAATAATTCATTTGAAATATATGGCATTTCTATACATCCATTAATATCATTGAATTTTACATAATCATTTTCAATTATTGGAATACGAGAATTTGTTTCAGGTTTTACATCACCTACAAAACTATCCTTATAATCATTTAATAAAGGTTTTTTAATCTCTTCATTTCCATTCTTATTAAATATTTTCTGATAATGTTTAAAATATATCACTAAAAATATTATTCCTATTAATAATCCTATTATTTCATCCACTACTATTATCATAAATATTATAAATAATGCTATTATCATTTGATTTGTTTTTGTATTAAGTATTAATGGTACTTCAACATCATATATTATGATTATTATTAATAATAATAAAAGTAATAAACGCAATATTATAAAAATCTCTCCCTTCATCTTATTAAATATATATAAAATTAAACTTTATTATATTTATTGGATATGGAAACTTATTTATCACAAAGAGGATATGCTATTATGAAAAATGATACTAATAAAAATATTATTTCTAATATCAAAAAAGATTTAAAGGTATCTCCTATTCTTATGTCCCCTATTAATTCCAAAGAAACTAATAAAGAATATCCTCTTTATTTAGAAAGTGATAATAAAATTTATCTTCCAAAATGTTATGGATTAGAAAAATACGGAAAACCTATTTTTGATAATCTTCCATCTGGTATTGATTGTCCTAATCTCATTTTTAAAGGAACTTTACGTGATATTCAAAAAATACCTATTGAAAATTTTATCAATTCTGCCGAAAATCCTACTAAACTTGGCGGAATTATTAGTGTTCCATGTGGTTTTGGTAAAACTATTATGGCAATTTATATTGCTTGTTATTTTAAAAAAAAAACTTTATTTATCTCTCATAAAGATTTTTTAAACGAACAATTTATTAATAGTGTTAAAGAATTCGTTCCATCTTGTAAAATTGGAAAAATTAAACAAAATAAAATTGATGTCGATGGTAAAGATATCGTTATCGCTACTCTCCAATCTCTCGCTTTAAGAGATTATGAAACATCTCTTTTTAAAGATTTCGGTTTAGTTATTGTCGATGAATGTCATCATATTGCTAGTGAAGTTTTTTCAAGAGCATTTCGAAAAATGAATATTCGTATTTCATTAGGATTATCGGCAACTCTAAATAGAAAAGATGGATTAAGAAAAGTGTTTGAATGGTATTTGGGTAAATCCGTTTTTAATTTTAAAATTGATAAAAATTCTAGTGATATGAATGTTCATATTCATAAATATTTTGCCTCTTCTATTGAATATTCCGCCATTAAAACATTTTATAATGGACAACCTAATATTATCGCTTCTATTAATAATATTTGTAATTATAAACCACGAACTCTTTTAATTATTGAAATATTAAAAGATATCTTAAATAAAGAAAAAGACAGAAAAATATTGATTTTATCAGAGCGTAAAAATCAATTAAAAGATATTGAAGAATTTTTAAAACAATTTGAAATGCTTGATTATGGTTATTATATCGGTGGTATGAAAATGAATGATTTAGATATATCCGCTACTAAACAAATTATTCTTGCTACTTATCAAATGAGTAGCGAAGGCCTTAATATCCCTACTCTAAATACTTTAATTTTAGCAAGTCCTATCGGTGATATTCAACAATCTGTCGGAAGAATTTTAAGAGAAAAAAAAGAAAATAGAAAATATACTCCTTTATGTATTGATATTTTCGATGAATTATCTGTTGTTAAATCAAAAGGATTTAGAAGACTTAAATATTATAAAAGTAATGGATATATTATTAAAAATTATATTGATAATTTATTTGTAAATGATGCGTATGAAGAGGAAAATGTTAATAAAGATTTTAAAGATTTATTTATAAATGATGATTAAATTATTTATAAATAATAGATATGATTATTTTTTTCTTATTATTTATTTTATTATTAATTTTAATGTTTATTATTTCTAATTATAATAAAAATATTAATAATAATAAAGATATTGAATTAATTGAAAAAGAAATTAAATTAAATAATAATTCGTATTTTAAATATGGTAATGAAGAAGATTTAAAAGATGTTATTATTGGTTATGAAAATGAATTAATGTATGAAAATAATCTAAAAGATGGTGATTATATTAATCAATTCAAAGAAAATAATATCATTAATATTAATGATAATCAAATCGGTTTCAATCCAAAACCAAGAGAACAAATGAAACAACTACCTTATGCCAATATCCATTTTAAATGTTTATAAAAATATTATTTATATATATAATAGATTAAAAAATGGCAGTTGATCCATGTCAGTCAAAATATGAAGATATAAATACATTAATACAAATGTATATTAAAGATATATTAATTGATAAAAAAGATGAAGACGAAAAAAATAGAGTATCTGCTATTTATAATGCTTTAGGAGATAAAGATAATATTGATATAAAAATTAAATTAATGTTATTAACAAGATTAATTGATAAATATGGTATAATAAAAACAGATGAATTTTATAATCACTTAGAAAATATAAAAGATTGTAGTATAAAAGAAAATAAATATAATTCGAAAGGAAATTGTGATTTAGATTTGATTATGTTAATTAAAATAATGCGATTAGATTTTATATTATATGCTTTAGATAATGATTTTAGTATTAATCTAAATATAAATCAAGGAGTATTTTTTAATACTAAAACTAAAGTTTTAGATAAAACAACTATCTTAGATAATATAAATTCACCATCAACGATTATTGATGCTAATTCTATCACTTTATATAATAAAAATAAAATTACAGCCAATCTTGGTAGTAAGTTAAGTGATACATCATTTTATAAATCTATAGAAAATATATATAAATTTTTAATTGATAAAAAATTAAATGATATTAATATGGATGAAAAAATACATATATATACAATTTTACATATTTTAATAAAAACATTCTATACACAAAATGTAGATGTTAATTTTATATATGATAAAATAATTACAGAATCAGCAACTAGATGTGCACCTAGAAGTGTTTTCGATACACTCACCACACAAGGAGGTTATAATAATAAATCGGGAGATATTGAATATCAAATTTGTAAATGTAATTTTAAACAAAATATTAAAAAGGTTTCAGCTAAATCTGCGAGAGAGGCGGCAAAAATAGTTGCTAATAAAGTTCTTAAAGGAGATAAGAAATCAATAACTTTTTCATTAAAAAGAATTATTGGAAAAAAAGAAAAATGTTATGATTATAATGCTTCTATTGATAAATCAGGAAAAATATTAATTAAAAGTCAATAGCAATATTTTTTGTAGAACAAAATTTCATAAATGAATATTTAATCATATCATTATTATATTTATCATCAAATAAAATGGCATCTTCTCCAATAACTTTACTTAAATTAAGCATATCACCTGCTTGATTATTAAAAACTTGTTTATTATTAAGAGCAGCAATAATAGATTTTATAAATTCTCTTTGTTTTTTTGTAAAAATTTTTGAAATATCAAAAGTTTCATTAAAAAATGTTTCAAAAATTTTATACATATCATCTGAACTATAAGGAATTAAATCAATAACTTTTGGAAATCTTCTTGATATACCTTCATTAAAAGTTAAAAAACAATCATTCATTTTATCTTTATAACCAGCAACAATAACTATTAAACAACCAATAAATTTATCAATAAAATTAATTAATTCTCCAATTGCTTCTTCTGAATAAGTATCTTTATTACCTTTATCACATGGAGTTAAAGTATATGCTTCATCTATAAATAAAACACCTTCAAGAATATTTGCTAATAAATTACGTGTTTTAGGAGCAGATTGACCTATATATTCACCAATAAGATTTTGTTTTGTTGCTATAACTAATTTATTTGTAGCAAGTATTCCTAAATTATTCATCATATATGATATAACAGATGCTAATTTAGTTTTTCCACTTCCAGCACTTCCAGTAATTAAAAAATTATTAAAACCTTTATAAAAGAAATGCGGTATTTTGAAAAACATATACATATTTTTTAATAAACTTATTTTAACACTTTCTCTACTAGTTCCTTGTAAAGTAGCAATACCATTATCTTTATCATATAATATATTTAATAAATTTTCTCTTTTTTCTTTAATATTTTTATCTACTGGATTATATTTTAATGCTTTTAATTTTAAATTAATTAATTCCATTCGTTCTTTAATGATTTCATTAATATTTACAGTAAAAGTTTTTTTACCTTGTTCTTTTTTTGCCCCATTCCAATCAATATTATTTAATTTTTGATACATAATATATTTAAATTCTAATGCTTTGATATGTGCTTCAATCGCTTTTAATATAAAATTATCATTTTTGATATCTTCCTCAATCTTTTTAATATTATATTGATCTGTTTCAAAATTTGTTAATTTCTTTTTAAGTTCTCTTAAATATTCTTTATCAGCAGGTTTAATATTAATATTAATATCAACTATATTAATTTTTTCACTTGAAACATGTGGTTTAACTTTATCAATTGGTTTTTTTTTAATATCACTAGTTTTAGAAATTTCATTTTGTTTTTTTAAAATAGTTTCTAAATTTGTATAAGATTCAGAAGAACATAATTGTTCTGTTAAATATTTTCTTTTTTTTTCACTATCTTTAATTTTTTTAAATAAATCTAAATCAATATTATCAGAATAATATTTTTTATATAAATTAGCAATTGATTTTAATATATTAAGATTTATTTTTATACTTTTATTATCACACGATTCTTTAAGAATTTTTAAATGATGTTCTGTTAATTTAAATTCACTCATCAAATATGTTCTATATTATCAATAGATTTAATATTAATATTCTTATTATTAATATCAATATATTGATATGTTTCAGTGCCAAATGCTCTCGATAATCCAGTATCACAATAAAAAATTTGATTATCAACAATTGTAATTTTTTCTAATGCCGTATGACCTAAAAACATAAATTTAATTCCCAATTGTTTAAATAATTTTTCAGTTTCTATTTTATTATTAATATTTCTATTCCATAAAATTCCATTATTTCCTAAAATAATTTCATCAAATATTTCTTTATCTTCTAATTTAATTATTCCATTTTCCATATAATTTTTCCATAAATAATTAATATAAAAAATATCTTTATTTCTTTTATTTAATAATTCCAAATGATCTAAACCTAATTTAGCATGACAAAATATTAAATCTTTTATTTTTACGATTAATGGTCTTTTTGCTAATATTAATCCAATTGAACCAGATTTTGCCTTAAATAAATCAAATCTTGTTTCATTTCTATTTTGTGGCGATACATAAGAAAAATCTCCAATAATATTCATTAATTCATGATTACCAATTAAGGATATTACATAACCTCCTTTAATTCTAGCAATATCATTTAAATGTTCCGTAAAATAAATCATTTCATAATCACTTAATACCTCCCAATTTTCATTCGATAATCTATTTAAACTATCTATTTGGTCTCCTAATTGAATTATAATAGTATTTGGTGGTTCAGCAATCCATTCTAAATTAGTATTTATAATCTCACTTTTAATGAGAATTTCTTTAAATCGTTTAATATCACCATGAACATCACCAATAATAATTATTCTATTTGTATTAATATCATTAGAATATGAATAATACATTATATAATATAAATTAATAAAAAAAATAGACAAAATAAAGCATAAATATTAAGAATATTTGGATAATAATAAATTTTTATTCGAATTATCTTCAAATATATACCATAATTTTTTATTAGCATCCCAACGTGCTCCTTTACTTTTAGCATCATCTTTATCTCCATATTTAACTTTCAAATAAATACGAGGATTTGATGTAGTTTGTTTTTGAGAATTATTAATTGATTGATTTGCCAATAAATCAGCATAATAATTCCCAATTGAGTGTCTATCTTTATTATCCGTATGTGCTAATATATGTTGATATTTAATATTATATTTATTTGTTAATTCATAAATTTCTTTTACTAATTCTAAATTAGGTATATTTTTACCTTCTTTAACTTTCCATTCCATTTTTTCTAATTTATCTCCATATTTTGTAGCACATTTAATAGCATATTCTGAATCAGTTACAATAATTTTATTAGGAAATTTATAAGATTTTATTATTAATATTGCTTCAATTATAGCTGTTAATTCCGCAATATTATTTGTTAATTTTTCTCCATGTAATTCTCTTGAAACATTATTCGAATTATCTTTTCCAAAAAAGATACCTATTCCTGCTTTTGCTCCTATTTTTCCATTATTTATACATGCTCCATCTGTATATACATAAATAGTATTTATAATATCATCTATAAATTCAGTAGCATCTTCTATATTATCAAATTTTTTATAAATAGGGTTTTCAAATCCATCTATTTGTATTTTACATTCATTCCAAGATGTAAAAACACCTGTTTTATGACCTTTTGCGACAGCATAAAATGAACTCATATAATATATTATAATATTATTATAATCATTTTTTTTATATAAACTAATAAAAAAAATAAAATAAAAGTTGAAATAAATAATATAAATAATTATATATATTATATTTACGAATTACGATATATAGATAATAATTATGGATTATATATCCACATGTTATTAAAGGTAGATCTGAAAAATCATTAAAAATCGTTAAATAAATCCAAAGGAAAAAGAAATAACGAAATAATAAATGCGATATCAATTGATATACAAATTTCTTTTTTATTACAAATATTTCACTAAAATAATAAAATAATATTATTAATGAAAAGAATAATATTGTTGTTGAAATATATAATTTAATTATCGCAATTTTTAAATTTATAAAAACCAACGTCCATACAAATATTTTATCCAATTTATGATAAATCGAATTTAATTCATATTTATACCAAAAAATAGGTGATATTATTGATAATAATAATATATTTAATGATAATAATGATGATATCATAATCGATTGTTTAAATAAAATTAATATCCATAATGTAGATATACCCAATATATATTTATTTTTATTTGGTATTGGTGTAGAATTACATGATGAAGTTTTAAATATTATTGGTATGATATCCATTAAAAAATGATTTAAATAATTATATATTTATTTATTTAAATTAAAAAATGCAAACAGGTATTATTTCATTTGGCGATAGAGTTGCTTGGAATATTAAATGTAATAATACCAAAGACCAAATATTAAATGAAATATTTAATTTATATGGAATACGAATTATTCAAAAACATTATTTTAAATTAGATGAAACTAATATTCATCATTTAAATAAAGTTCCACATTTAATTTCATTAAGAACTAATGGAAATAGATATTATATTTATCTTTCTAAATATAATGATATTGAAATTATTTATTTTATAGATATGAAAATTCATACTGGATATGAAAAACCTCGTATTATATTAACAAGAGGTTTATTTGCTCCATCTTTATTTTTAAATACCCTTTTGGAAGGTGAAATGGTAAAGACAAAAGAAAATAAATGGATATTTATAATTAATGATATAATTGCTTATGAAGGAAAAAAAATGGATAATTTAAATTTATTAGAAAGATTAAAATTAATTTATAATTTATTAAATAATAAATATACACCTGATAAGGTTTGTGATATTTGTTCTTATCAAATTAAAAATTATTATTATTTATCTAAAAAATCTATAAATGAATTAATGGAAAAATCTAAAACTCTTAATTATACTTGTAGAGGTCTATATTTCTATTCATATTATCTTAAACATAAACCTAAATTATTTAATTTTGATGAAAAAATGATTGTTGATGTTAAGAAAAAAGTTAAAGATATTACTGAATTTAAATCTCTTAACCAAAATCCAATTAATCAAATTACATCTAATTTTATTATCACTTCTAATATTCCAGTATTAAAATTAAATGATATGGAAGAATTTAAAGAATTATGGATTTCAAAAACTGATGATGCTGATATTTATAATTTATATGATAATTTTAATATTTTAACATCTAATAAAATCGGTATTGCCTTAGTTCCAACTTTAAAAGAAAGTATTAGATTACGTGAATTATTTAAAGATAAAAATTTAACCTTTACTATTAAATTTAAATGTAGATATAATGAAAAATTTAAAAAATATCAACCAATAGAACAAATCAATTTATAATAACATAATTTAAAAAATATTTTTTTTAAATAAAAAT